CTAATTGTGACTTGTTACTCATCTACGTTCCATGTTTCTTTGTTTTATCTTCTCATTTTCTTCTTCAATATACTGAGCAAGCATAGTAACGTAAACTTCACGCTCCCAAGGTATCATACCTTCAAGTTCCGACAAACTGTATTTGTGGTGTTGCATCAATGCAAAGTTTGTCGTATAATAATTTCTTAATGTATCATGACGAAATGTTACCCGAAAAAATTTTCTAACCCTTCCACCTCAATCGTATGGTGAAAACCACACTTACCACAATCCATTTCAAGGGTCTTATTCAATGTAGGTAGGTTGTCAAAGAATTCTTCAATCTTTGCAAATTGGTCTGTATTTAAAGATTCAATGAATTCAACCAGTTCTTCTTTTGCAACTTCATTTGCATAGTAGAATTGCTCACCATCAAAAATGTGAACAATACTGCTTACAATCATTTCAAATGCCATATCAGTTGCAGTTTCAATTTGTGCTGAAGCATTCAATACTGAAAACTTCGGATAACTTAGTTTAATACTAATCTTATCGGTCAATTGAATCTCATCTTTAACATCACTTTGGTTAACTTTGATTTCCAACAAGTTGAATTTGTTTTCCATCAAATGACCACATGGAGCACCGTTAACAATGTTCTCACAGCGATATTTGTTTTCAACAACTTCACCAACAGAACGAGCCCTTAGTTGAATGAAATAGTATTCAATATCAAGAATAGGTAAAGAATCAATGTCTACATTCTCTGTCAAGGTACAGTTATGCAAAACTTGTTTGATGTTCTTTTGTATAGTATCTTTATCATCCGATTCCATTGCCATCATAAGATTACGTTGTTCTTTGACCAAGAAAGGTCTAAAACGAATGTTCTTTTTTGATAGTGGTAAAGTCAATTCATAGATTGGTGTGTCAATTTTAGGTAAAGCCATTATATCTCCTCAAATCATTAAAATAATTTTGTTACTGCATTAATTCCTGCATTTGTTAGTCCAGTCAATCCGCCATTGTTATTAAGAACACTAGAAATACCAGCCTGCAATAGGCTGGAACCAAGTGCTTGAATAGAATTATTTTGCCAGTATCTGTAAGCAAAAACAACAGCAAGTTTGTGATGACCTTCGTTGGACCAATCAAGGTCTAACTGATTTACAGAAACTGGAAATGCATCAATCAAGTTGACCGAGTATGTCAATTTGTTATCTACACTGTATTGGTTTACTTGTAGTGTTGAAATGTAATCGTTTCTATAATTGAAATCAAATGAGATGGTTGGGTTGATAAACTCCATCCATGCATCAAAGAAAATCTTTTCAGACATGTTATCGGAAACAATGAAAGTCATTTCAGATTCATTATAGTTTGACTGATATGCATGTTTTTCAATAGGGTTTGCACCAAACTTTTGGTCGGTGGTTGCAAAGGTTCTGCTTGGTAACTGTGCACTCTCACATCTAAAGGTCAAGTTACGGCTTGTGGCAATATATGGCAATAGAGGAATGGGTGCATTAATGGTAACATCAAACCTGTTTGGTCTTGCTATGTCACCTTTAAATGAACCTAAAAACGATGAAATGTTTGAATTCATTTTTATTCTTCTTGGTTAAAATGTGCCATGTGGTCTTTCCACTCTTGAACAGAATCTTTCCATACTGTTTCAGCCTTAGCACCTCTAAATTGTTGTATAGGTAGCAATGTTGCAACATCCCATTCATTAGGTTGAATCATCAACAATCTAGAACGAATATGACTATGCAAGTATCTTTTCAAACATGGCTTAAACTCAGCATACTTTTTGGTTGCATTCAGAATGTCATATGAAATTCTCATTCTTTGTATATCATCGTTAGGTGTCAATTGTGCAAATCTCATCAGCTTGTTCATAAAAGCAATACGCCATTTGACAGGAAGATAGTGTATATTCAGTCCCAAGAAGCCATCATTGTATCTTTCTAGCACCAAAACCATTGGAAACCTGTCCCAATATGGCAAATCTGCCTTAGTTTTAGGGTCGTAATAAAAACAATACATCATTCCCAGTCTAAACTGGTTCATTTGTCTAAACTTTTCACGGTTTATAGTAGACGGAATCTGAGAAATCTGACCTCTTTTTAGTTCAGAAATCTTTTGTTGCAGCCATACGGTAGCATCTTTGGACATAGTTTTATGACCAAGAGCCGTCTTTTGTTCTGCAAGTGAGGTTAGTTTAGATGTTGCCATCTTTTATTTAGTTACACTCTTGGGTAGTTGGTCCTCTGTGAAAATCACAAATTCCCAAGACCTATCTTTGCAATACTCTTTGGCTGCTTTCCATTTTGCCTCATTTACACTCCAAGTGACCACTTCGGTAATATATTTTTTGGTTTTTCTTGATTGTATTTCTGGAGGTTTGGTTTGTTTTTTAGGTTTAACCTCTATCATCCAAGTTTTTAAGTTGCCGTTTCTATCTTTGACTTTTATAACAAAATCAACGAAATAACGGTGCCATCTACCATCAACAGGTGATATATAAGGAACTATAATTTCTTCACTTGACCACGAAATAACCCAGTCTTCCTCATCAAATTTTTTCATAAATCTGAATTCCCAGGTAGACCGGTAAATGATGTTTTTATAGTCACCCACATACTTTTGTGGATTCTTAGGTGTAAATCTTCCAGAATAAGCCATATAAATAGTATATATTCCTCATTTTAAGACGAACATGGCAATAATTTCAATTCCAACAGCAGTAGGTGGCGTAGCTTTACCTGGGGCACTAGGTCGTGTGGCAAGCGGACCTTTGGCTGCACTATTTGGTGGTAAAAGTCTAACAACTTTGAATTATCCACAAGAACTTGCTACGGATGCGACAAAAACACATTATGTTCAATTCTCTATCAAAGAGGTTGTGCCTGCATCTTATGAGACAACACCGAGTCAACCTAATCTAAAATTAAATGCAACAACCGCTCTTGGTGGACTGCTACAACAAGGTGCAGCAACACAAACAGGGCAATCAATTCTCGGTACAATTAATAATTTAGCGTCAAAAGTATCACCAGAGTTAGCTGGTATTGGAACAAATTTGGTGAATGGTATTTCAACTGCACTACAAGAGGGACTTTCAATCTCCCCACCAGTTAAAAAGTTAGATACAATCATCTCATTGTATATGCCAGACACATTAACTGCAACTTATAATGCAGAATATTCTGAGGTCAGTCTGAGAGATGCTCTAGGCGACACAATCAATAATTTAAGGTCATTAGACCAACTTGCTGCAAAAGGTTTTGATGCTACATCAGGTGGCGGCTTTAATGTGCAAACAGCTAAAAAAGTTTTTGGTGCAGTTTCTTCTGACCCAAATGCAATCGGATTAGCAGTGCAAGCAGGTTCCAATCTGGCAGGAAATATTGGTGCTGATAGTTCGGCACTAAATTCAATTTTATTGCAAGGTCAAGGTCTAGCAATTAATCCACAAGTTCAAATGGTATATAAAGGTCTTTCAATGAGAACCTTTCAACTATCATTTACATTCACACCAAAATCACAGCAAGAAGCAAAGGCTGTAGATAATATCATTTATAAATTCAAATATCATGCTGCACCAACACTAACAAGTGGCGCTGCGGTATCAAGTCAAAGCATGTATTTGGTTCCACCTTCTTTGTTTTCGGTTCAATTCAAAGTTAAAGGTGCAGAGAATCAATATCTTCCAAAATATGCTGACTGTGTATTGGAAAACATTGATGTTAACTATGCACCAAATGGTTTTGCCGCACACACTGATGGTGTTCCTGTTCAAACAACATTGACATTACAATTCAAAGAACTCGAAATTGTTGATAGAGGCCGTCTACAAAAGGGCTTTCAGAATATTAATGATCCTCAAGGACTGAGATAATGAAATATTTTCAAAGTTTTCCCATCATTGCTTCAACCGACTATAGCGGCAATCAAGTTGCACTTACAAATTTGATGTTGAGGTCGGAAGTTGTTCCCACTTTGTTGAACAACCCTTTGTTATTCTATACATATGACATTCAAGATGGGGATACACCAGAATCTATTGCTAACAAGTATTATGGTGATCCATATCGCTATTGGATTGTATTGTATTCAAATCAAATCATTGACCCACAATGGCAATGGCCAATGGGACCAAACTTGTTCAACGATTACATCATTGACAAATATAGTGAAGGCACAGCAAACACATTAAACATTGCTGTTGCAAATGTAACATCAACACAAGTGTTGGCTTATACACAAAGCACAATACAAGATTACATATTGACATTGACAACATATGAGAGTGCTTCATCAAATACAACCATAACAAATTATACAATTGATGCGGCAGCATACGCAAATGTTAATGTTCTTATTAGTCAGAATCCTGGTACTCCTGTTTACTTCCCCAATGGAAACTTTGTAACCAAGACTTACTCAGCTTCAACACAATCAATCTATGATTATGAAATTCAACAGAATGAAGCAAATAGAACTATCAATTTGGTCAATTCAATTTATGTACCGCAATTTGAACAACAATTCAAATCATTGATGAGTAAATAATGGCAGATACACCAGGTTTAAACAGAACGGGTATAGTTTACCCAAATGACTATACACTAATCAACTTGACATTGTTAACTTCTGTTAGCACATTTGATGTCAAGAACATTTTAGTTGAATTGTCTTATAATGAAGACCTGTTTAATAACACAGCATCTGGTTATCTGATGTTGGTTGATGCAACAGGTTACATTGAAAAGTTGCACATGAATGGTAATGAATTCATTCGTATGACTTTTGGTAAAGCAGATGATACCACAAACATCGTTGACAAGATATTCCGTGTGTTTAAGGTAGCAAAAAGAACACCTGAGAATGAGGGCAACACAGAAACATATTCTCTATACTTTTGTTCGGAAGAATTGTTGTTGTCGGAACAATACAAGGTCAGCAAGTCTTATAGAGGTAAAGATATTGCATCCAATGTTGTTGACATTCTAAAAACTTATCTACAAGTTCCAACCAATAAGATTGCAAGCATTGAACAGACTTATGGTGTTTACGACTTCTTAATTCCAAACATCAAACCATTTGACGCAATCAATTGGATGTCAACATATGCAAGACCTGCAAAAAATCCAGGTTCCGATATGTTGTTATATGAAGATAAGTTTGGTTACAACTATCGTTCACTACAATCATTGTTTAAGCAAGAAGTTTACAATGCTTACAGTTTTAATCCAAAAAACGTAAGTCAAAAGACACAAACAAACACACAACAGATTTACAATGTGTTGACGTATGAAATTATGGATTCATATGATTCTCTTGGTGCAATCAATTCTGGTGTTTATGCAAACCAATTGTTGTCAGTTGACCCTTTGCTAAGAAGATACAAGGTAACCAACTTTGATTATGGTGCTTATTCAAACAAAGCAAGTAAATTGAATGAGTATCCAATCACCAACAATTTCACCAACCGAAAAGGTGATGGTTTGAATCAGACCCCACAGGCGGTCTACAAGTTGGTGTTCTCAAACTATAATCAAAATGATTCAAGTTACATCAAGAGCCATCCGGGTTCTGTAGCACACGACATTTTTGCCGAAACATATATTCCATACAGAACAGCGCAGTTGCCTCTACTCAACTATACAAGAGTGAAAATATCAGTTCCAGGTGACCCTGGATTGACCGTGGGTCGTGTAATCAAATTCAACTTACTATCTAAAGACCCGAACAAAAAAGAACCAGATGATTTCTATTCTGGTAACTATTTAATTACAGCAGTAAGACATATGTTGACCGTGCACCAATATAGAACTGTATTGGAATTGGCCAAAGAAAGTAATACAAACGAGTATTCTGCGGTTAGCACAGGTTCTTCATTGTGGAACAATACCGTGAAAGGAATTACATAATGAAAATGGTAAACAATTTTGCAGGTCTTAATGGCTTTGTCTGGTGGGTTGGTGTTGTCGAAAACCGCATGGATCCATTAGAGGTAGGTCGTTGCCAAGTTAGAATTTTTGGTTGGCACACAGATAACAAACAACTGATACCAACAGCCGATTTACCTTGGTGTATGCCCTTGTATCCACTGAATCGTTCTAAAGACTTTTCAACACCAAGAGAAGGTGATTACATCGTTGGTTTCTTCTTTGATGGCGAATCTGGACAATTCCCTATCATGATGGGTGTTTTACCAGGTATTCAAGGTGCTGTTGCGGCTGGAGATTCTGGTTTCCAAGACCCAAGAACTGCGGCAGAAATTGCGGCAGCACCTCAAGTTCCTGCTGGTCAAACACAATATACACCAGGTCAACCAACGATTGCACCATTAGCTAGAGGTGAAATTGCAAACTCAGCAATCTCTGCAACCAATTCAGCAAGAAGTGCAGTCAAAGATATCACAACACCAATCAAAGCATCATTGGCTGCGGCTAAATTACAAGCAATGTATTTTGTGCAAGAGATTCGTTTGGCTAAAGATGCAATTATTGCAGCATTTAGTGCTCCAGGTACAGGTATTGGTAACTTAGCACAAACAGAACCATTACAGATTCTTGCAAAAGCCAAAGCATATGCACAAGAAGCACAGGCAGCAATTACTGCAACTAAAGAAGTTCAAGCTGCCGTTGCTGAGGTAAATTCTTCAGTATCTTACATTGAAGGTCTACCTGCCGCTGCTGTGCAACAAATAAATAGTGAAGTAAATCTACCTGGTCAAACTGGTGGTCTATACAACAGCATTCTTTCTTCCGCCAAATCAACAGTCAACCAACTAGAGAATTCCATTAAATTATGAGTAACAGCACACAAGAATTACCACCGTTAGTAGCTTGGATTGAACCTAGGTCTGATTATCAAGCACAATATCCATACAACACATTGACACAAACAGAATCTGGTCACCTGTTTGAGATGGATGATACTCCTGGTGCGGAAAGAGTTCGCCTGCAACATAGAACTGGTACTTTTACTGAGGTACAATCTGATGGCACAGAGATTCATAAGGTTGTGGGTACAAATTATGAAATCATTGCACAAGATAACAATATTCTAATCAAGGGCAAATGTAACATCACCGTTGTTGGTGATTCAGTATTGCATGTGCAAGGTGATGCAACTATGCAGGTTGATGGAAATGTATACGAAAGTGTAAATGGCAGTGTAAATCAACAGGTTGCAGGTGATTTGACCTCAACAGTTACAGGAAATGCAATCATTTCTTCAAAAAATCAGGTTCAGATTCAAGCCGATGTGCTGGTTAATGGTGACTTGAATGTTACAGGTGACATTTCATCAAGCGGTAGCGTTACTGCGGTGACCAACGTAACTGCTGGTGTTCAAGTATATGCACCATTGGTTATGGATGGTCCAGGTCAAGTTACCGACAGTATTCTATATCTACGTGCACTATACAACACTCACACTCACCCATTTATTGCAAAAGCTGGTGCGGATGCACTTGTTACTTTACCTACAACATCTCAAGATGTTCCATAAGCACGATAAATAGAACATGGCAACATTACCTAAGATTTACGCAGATTTGGATTTAACTTTCAACCGCACTCCGGGTACGGGAGATGTTGCTTTGCGTTATAATGACCAAGCTGTTATCGCATCAGTCAGAAACTTATTGTTGACAAACTTCTATGAAAGACCATTTCAACCTGATTTGGGTTCAAACATAGATGCAATTCTATTTGAGCCTGCAACAGAACTGACTGCAAACATGTTAGAGACTGAAATTAGAAATGTGATTGATAACTATGAACCTAGGGTGCAAATTGATAAATTGGTTGTGCAATTAAATCCAGACCAAGAAACCTTTTCAGTCTTGTTGCAATTTTATGTTGGAAACAATACAGCACCTACAGCAGTTAACCTAATTCTTCAGAGGTCCAGATAATGGCATCTAATACAAATATTCAAGTTGCTAATTTAGACTTTAGTGACATCAAGAAAAACTTCACAAACTATTTGCAATCACAAGATACCTTTAAGGATTACAACTTTTCAGGTTCGGCATTGTCTACTCTATTGGATGTTCTTGCATACAACACACAATACAATGCATACTACTTGAACATGGTTGCAAATGAAATGTTCTTGGATTCTGCATTACAACGTTCTTCTGTTGTATCACATGCTAAACTAATGAACTATGTACCAAAATCTCCTGTTGGTGCTGTTGCTGAAATCAATCTAACATTCAATGGTGTGACCACAACAACATTCAGCATTCCAAAATACACCAACTTCATGTCAGAATCTGTTAATGGTGTTAACTTCAATTATGTCACCACAGATTATTCTACGGTTGGTGTTGTAAACAATACAGCAACATTTACTGGTGTCAATATAAAACAGGGAACATTAGCAAAATATACCTTTACAGTAGATTCCACATCAAACCCACAGTATATTTTTGAGATTCCTGATCCAAATATTGATACAACGACATTAACTGTATCAGTTCAACAATCATCATCAAATAGTGCATATCAGGTTTTTTATCCAACAACAAACTATTTGGCTTTAACACCAACTGACACCGTTTATTTCTTGCAAGAAGCAGTTGACGGCAACTATCAAATCTATTTCGGTGATGGTGTATTAGGTCAACAATTATCTGATGGTAATATTGTTACTGTAACATATATTTCTACTGCTGGTTCTGCTGGTGGTCTTGCAAACAGTTTCGTACTGATGGATAACATTGGTAGTTACACTAGCGTAAGTGTTTCAACTACTGGTGGTAGTCCAGCAACACAAGGTACAGACAAAGAATCAATTCAGTCTATCAAGTTCCAAGCACCTAAAGCATTCTCCGCACAGGGCCGTGCTGTGAATAAGAACGACTACATCACAGCAATTCAACAAAACACACTTGGTATTCCATTTGATGCAGTATCTGTTTGGGGCGGCGAAGAAAATATTCCTCCAGTTTACGGTCAAGTGTTTGTTTCAATGAAACCGACAGGTGGATATGACCTAACTGCAACACAAAAACAATTGATTAAAGAACAAGTTATCAAACCAATCAGCGTTTTGACTGTTCAACCTGTCATTGTTGATCCAGATTACACATACCTTCAAGTGTATGCAAATGTGGTATATCAACAATCACAAACAGCATTGACACCAACTGCAATGCAAACTGGTCTTCAAGGTGCAGTTTACAACTATGCAGCAAACAATTTGAATACTTTCAATTCAACATTCAATTCATACTTGATGTTGCAATACATTAATGATTTTGATCCTTCTGTGATTAGTTCTGACTTCTCTATTAATGTACAAAAGAAAATCTATCCAACACTAGGTACAACACAAACATATACACTAAACTATGGTGCACCATTGCAAAGGGGTGTTTATGGTAGTGGTGTTTCAAGTTCACCACCAATTCAAGTTATCAATCCAGCAAATACACAATTGACGCTTGATGGTGTTTACATTGAAGAAGTTCCAACTTCAACAAGTTCAGTTCAATCTATTTCAATTGTCACAACAGGTTACAACTATCAACAAGCACCAACTATTCTAATACAAGGTGATGGTTATGGTGCAAATGCATATGCGACCATCGTTAATGGTGCATTGTCCAGTGTCGTTGTTGCAAATTCTGGTATCGGTTACACATCAGCAGTTGCAACCGTTGTTCCTGCAATAGGAGATACTTCTGGTCAAGGCGGCTCTCTTGTTGTTAACTTGTCTGGTCAATATGGTTCTGTTAGAACATATTACAATAGCAATACAGCAGGTAAGGTTGTTGTCAATCCAAATGCTGGAACTATTGATTATACAAATGGGATAATTACATTGACTGGATTAGATGTTGTTCAAGTTGATAATCCATTGGGTGAATTGACTGTCTCTGCGAAACCAGCAACAACATTGATATCTTCTTCATATAACAGAATTATTAGTATTGACCCATTTGATCCTACAGCCGTAAATATTACAGTAACAGCGAAAAGATAAGTAAATGATACAGAGTAATCAAAAGCAATCGTTACTGGTTCCTTACGAACTACCAAAGTTCATCAGTGAGGACCCAAATTATGCCAACTTTACGCTGTTTTTGAAGGCATACTATGAATGGATGGAACAACAAAACAATGTTCTAGACTATTCTAAAAGTCTTTTGCAAGACATGGACGTGGATACAACCACACAACAATTCTTACAATACTTTATCAATGATTTTATGTCCTATTTCCCACAGGACATTCTATCAGACCCACGTAAAGTTTTAAAAATTGCAAAACAGTTATATCAATCTAAAGGTACACCTGCTTCGTATCAATTCTTATTCCGTCTTCTATACAATACTGATGTTGATTTCTTTTATACCAAAGATGCTGTCTTTTCACCATCAAGCGGTAAGTGGTATGTTCCAAGAAGTTTAAAACTAGCAACAAGTGATCCAAACTTCTTGAATATTCAAAACTTGAGAATGTTTGGTAACTTCTCAAAGTCTATTGCTACTGTTGAGGCTGCAACATTTGATGGCAAGAAGACTGAAGTTTTTATCTCAAATATTGAACGTCTATTCCAATCTGGTGAAACTGTAACTGTTGTTGATAATAGAAACCAACCAGTTTACTTCTTAGATGGTCAAATTGTAAGTGCAAATACTGTTGGTGCTGAAACTCTAACAGCAACAATCGTTGGTCAGATTAGCCAAGTTCTAGTCAATCCAAAAGCAAGAGGCTTGTATTATAACACCAATGACCCTGTTGTTTTTATTGGTGGTTTAAATCCAAACGTATTAGCTCCGACTGGTGCAACTGCTGAAGTTGGTTCTGTAACCGTTGGTTCTATTCAATCCATTTCTGTTCAAAATGGTGGCTATGGCTACTATTATTCAAGTCCAAATAACACTCCCGGTGCAGCAAACACGGAAGTTATATTTACAAACGTTGTTGGTACCAATCAACCTCAAGCACCTATTGCTGTAGTTGCCGGTGTTGATACAACTCAATTGGCTAATGCAACATTCATTCCACTTGATAGTTTGATACTAAAAGAACACATCACATTAGGTAATACAAACTATCACTTTAATGCTGGTAACTATCTAACTGTACCACAACCAATTCAATTTGCAAACAATGAATTTGTGTATCAAGGTACATCAAACGCAACAAGCACATTCAATGGTCAAGTAACTAACATGGATCCTGCCAATAACGTATTGTTGTTGGTACAACACACAAGAGGAACAATAAACAACACTGCTCCATTAATTGGTGTCAATACTGGTGCAGTTCGTTACTTATTGGCATATGAGGGTCAAGGAACAAATAATGTTCGTATTCAATATGCTAACGGCCAGTTCTACACTGGCGAAGGTGTTTATCAAGGAACAAGTCTAGCAAATAGCACATTCTCTGCTTCTATTTTAAGCATCAACACAAATGTTGGTGCAGGTAATAACATATTGCAATTAAGTAGTGTTGTTGGAACCATCAATCTCAAACAACAAATTCATGGTTATCTTTCTGGTGTTAATGCAAATACCTATTTGTTTACAACAGCAAATGCAAATACAAAAATGTCTGATGCATTTACCTTTGCATCTTTCCCAACATATCCAATAACATCAATCATTGTTGAAAACCAAGGTGGTGGTTTGACACAAGCACCAACCGTTGCTGTTGAATCTCTTTACATTGAAGATGAATTCAGTCAATCAAATCTTGCAAATCTAGGTATTCTTGCACCAGTTCAAATTGTTAATGCTGGTACAGGTTATCAAGTAAATGACCAGATTCTATTCTTGGGTGGCACAGGTGTTGGTGCAAACGCTATCATCACAAGTTGTAACAATAGCACAGGTGCCATAACAGGCATTCAATATGTTCCTTATGTTATTGGAAACACAGCAAATCCATATCCTTTGGGTGGTATGGGCTACTTTAATGGTCTTCCTGATGTTGTTGTTAATAGATTGGCAACAGGTAATGTCAGAGTAAGTAATACAAGCACCGTTGTTGTTGGTAATGGTACAAACTTCTTGACACAAATGACTGTTGGTGCAACTCTTGCAACCAACACAAACATCGTTATTGGTACAGTGCAATCTATTGTGAATGCAAATACACTATTGCTAACATCAAATGCAACAACAAATAACGTTGCAACCAACTTCTATTTGGGTTCAGCAATTCTTTCAGCACCTGGTTATCTTGGCTCCGGTGCACAATTTACTTCTGTTGCGAACCGTATCGGTGAAATTACTAGCTTCAATATCATTGACAACGGTTCAGACTATGTTGGTGCACCACAAATTTCTTTGGCAGTCCAAGATTTGATTGTTGCAAACGTATCACAATTGAATTTGCCAGTTGCGGGTCAATTAATCTATCAAGGTGCAAACACCAACGTTGCAACATATGCAGCAACAGTAGATTCAATCTTTGTTGTGGAAAATGCTTATCCAACAAGCAACACAGTTTATCAGTTGAGAGTTTACAACTATGATGCAAAACCAAACTTCAACTTACCATTGAAGATTGATGCAATTGGTGCAAACTATAGATTAGTTCCAAACTTCACAAATATACACACAACATCATTTATCAATACGGGTGACGATTCACGCTTTGATTCTGCAAATGGTGTCATGACATATGGTGACGGACACGCAAAAGCGACTTCAACATTCTTGAATGGTCTTGTTATTGGTAACGGTGAATACCTTGACAATACTGGATGGCCAAGTGCTTTCAGTGTATTGCAAAGTACTAAGTATAACAACTTCACATATGAAATTACACTAGAAAAAGAAATTGCCAAGTATCGTGATGTATTGTTGAACCTGTTGCATCCATCTGGTATGCAAGCTATTGGTCGTTATGCAATGAAGTCTAATGCTTCATTTAACCTATCAACTATTGATGCGATACAGACTGGTGTTCCACTAGACCATTATGCAAATACTGGTACAATAGCAACAATCGTTGGTGGTACTGCTGATGTTCCAAGTAATAATATCATTGTGTTTGGTAATTTGTATGGTGCAAACTTGCATAACATATTCTTTGCAAATTCAACCACAATCAATTTTGAATATGGTACTAATCCTGATGATTGCGTGGTGTCTTTGGTCACTGGTGTTGACGGAACAAGTATCACACTACAAGATAATGTGTGGACTTATTTTGCAAATGTTGCAACTTCTACTTGGTTGAACAGCAACAACTACACACTAAATATAACAAGCTTAACCGGTTCGTATGATATCGTAAATAATGGCTTCTATAGCAACACAGCATATCCTATGGAAGATGTGATTCGTGTTGGTGATTCAGTATATGTAAATGGAGTTAGTGCAGTTGTTACTGTTGTTGATTATAATTACAGCTATGATAATAATGGAAACATAATCTCTTATGGTACCGTTGATTTGAATGGTCCTTTGACTGCTGGTGCTAATGGTTTAGTTTCTATCAGTAGAACAATGGTTTCTCTATATGAAGATATTCAAATATTTGGACCAAAAGGAGTTCAATATTTTGTTGAACTGACTGATGAACTAGGAAACGTATTGACAGACGAACAAGGAAATGCACTTCTAATAGGATAAAAAATGTCACAAATAAAGATTTCACAACTACCAGTATTCACTGTAATCAATGCCAATACGGCAAACACCTTGTTTGTGGGTGTTGATGTTCCTACAGATACCACTTTCCAAATGACTGCCAACACATTGGCTTTAGGTCTTTTCAGAAATAGTTACTTGAATGTTGGCAACAATAATCTTCAATTCACAAATACTATTGCACAATTTTCTGGTTCTGATCCATCCTTTATACAAGTTAATAATCAAAACTTCAACTCAATGGGTTCGGCAGATTATGTCTTGTCGGCTGACCAAGCAACACAAGCAAATTATAATTATTTTGCAGATTTTGGTATCAATAACTCACAAGTAACGGGAAATAATACAGGTTATACAGCATTCAATTCATATGATGCTTATTTGTATGTTCAAGGAGCAAATGCAACCACAGGTCTTGCGAGTCATCAAGGAAATTTATTGATTGGTACTGCAACAACTAATGCAAATTTGAAGTTTATGCTCGGCGGCACCAATTCAAACAATATTGTTGGCTGGATTTCTGCAAATGGATTGTCACTAAACACACAATCTTATATTGTTTATGGTGATGGCTCAAAACAAACATTTGCTTATACTGGACCATCAATAACAGCAAACCTAGCATATGCACAAGCCAATGCTGCATTCGGTGTAGCAAACACCGCAGTTCAAAACACCGCAAACATTATTTTGCCAGGTAATGTAACATTCAACGGCGCAAATACAAACTTTAACAGTAACATTGTTACATACGGCACAATGACAACCACAGGTAATGTGGTTACGACAGGCAACTTGACTGCCACAGGACCGGTAACATTCAATGGTAATTTTGTCAATAATGGACAAACCATCAATAACGGAAATACCATTAACAATGGCAACCTAACAACTACAGGCAACGTACTGAGTATAGGAACTTTGACATCCAATGGCACATCAACATTCAACGGTAACACATTTTTCAATGGTTCTGTTGCAATAACAAGCAACCTAAATGCTAATACTGTATTTTCAATCAATGTCGCATCTCAAGTGATGACAATGAATGGTAGTATCAGTATGACTGGTTCCATCACAATGAACAATTCAACTTTCCCGGCCAATTCGGCTGGTGTGTTGATTGTTGGTTCAGCAAATGGCGCAGTTCAAGCACCACTTGCAGACGGAACAATGTTGCAAATTACAGGTAAAGATGGCATTAGTTCTAAAGTAACAAACGATTCTGCCGGTACTGGTGTATATTCTTTATATAATGGTCGTTCAATGAGAGGCACTGCCACAGCACCGTCAGCATTACAATCTGGTGATGTAATGGTTAGATATGGTGGTAATGGTTACGGAACAACAGGATTTGGTAGTGGTGTTGGTGTTGGTGGTGCATACATGCAGTATGTTGCCGCAGAAAACTT